CTATATCCCGACCCAGCGGGAGAACCTCAATCGCTCGGGCCCATCCCCCAGCGCTTCCACCCGAAATGCCCCCCCAGGCATGGGCCCACCGAATCTCTCAACCTGAGAAGCCATCTCAACGCGCACACCAGTTGGCGAAGCTGCGACGATCCATTCAAGACCGGACCCGGAGCGGAAATGCCATGCGTAACCCCCAACACCCAATTCTGTGGGCGCGGGCTGTCCCTCGGAAAAGCCCCAGTTCGAGCGATTCCGACAAATCCAGCTGCACAGGACCGCACCATCCAGCAGGCGACGCGCACGCAGGTGCACAGGGGCCAGGGGGCTGACCCTGGCCCCTTGAACCGTATATGCCGTCAACGACCCGCCTGGCGGGTCTCCGGCTCCATCGACGAGAATGTCGAGCGTTCGTCCGCGCATGTCTGGGCCAACCGGCAGCCATGCCCCCCCGGACCGGGGGATCGAGATCACGAAAGCACCCACCGTAGCATCGGCAGGCAGGGTACCAAAACACCCTCTCAGCAGACCCGAAAGACGAACGCGCCCTGGCTCGACAGCCTCTGACTGCCGATACTGGAGAATTTCGCCCCCAACACTGACCAGCCCCCCCCCATTCAGCACATCTGCATTGGTCCGGCTGAGGAAAAGGCCGTGACCTGCCGAAACATCAACCAGCACATGGTTCCGCTCATCCCAGATGGTTTCAGGAGAACCGGCAAGACCCTCCGCCAAGACACCGAAGGGAAGCTGCTCACTGGCCCGGCCGAAATTCAGCTCGTCGCCCCCTACCAGCAGTCGCACGTCAGCGCCCTGCCAACCTGCACGGCCGCTTGCCACGACCAGCAGCTCAGCGCCCGGCGACTGGCGAAGCGACACCGGTGGCTCGACCACTGCAACGACCGAAGCGGGGGGCGAGGCATCCGGAGCGGGCAGAATTCGCCCCGGTTCCGTCGCAATCGGAAGTCGAGCAAATCGGCGTGGCAGCCGGCGCCCTTCGAGTTCCACCATAAGCCCACGCACTTCACGTCGGGTTACCTGCCAGATCGTGCCGTCAGGCAACGATACGGCATCCCCCACTGAAATGCCCAGAAAGCGATGTGTAAGCGTAATGCCGATGGTCTCGGCCCCGGCATCCGCCTCCTGGAGCAACCTTTGCGCGATCGCTCGGGCTACGGGAGCAGCTGCAGCCAAAGGCCAACTCAACGCAATTGTCGGGCCTCTGCCGGTCCGGATCTCCTGCTGCCACCCAAGTTGGAAGTCCCGGTCCCGATCCTGAAACGACAAGCTTAGACCCGCAGGCTTGCTATCCTGCCTCACCATGCTCTCCGTATCCGGTTCAGCCCGATCATCCACCAGATCGCCCGCCACAATCGCAACGGCACGCGGCTCCTGAAAAATCCTGAACTCACCCTCGTATAGTCCGATCTTGCATCCCGAAGCACCCAGCAGATCCGCGACATCGGCCTCCAGAGGGTCAAGTCGTGCAGAGTAGCCGTCCACTTCGACCCCGGTTGATGGTGCGTCGAGCCGGACTCCCAATGGCGACAGCAGGTCCGCGAGCCATTCCGATGCGGTCCCGCCTAAGGCAAGCACTTCGAAGCTCAGCGACGGAATGCGATTGCCATATGGACCAAGGTCGAAATTCTCGAAAACCACGTATGACAGATGCGGAAAGGCCGGCGCGCCTTCATTGCCCTCCACGGCAACGATAAGCGGGTCGGCCTGTGCCACCCCCTGGGAATGAACCCTCAGCGAGGCCGGCGTGAGGAATCGGCCATCTTCTGTACGCAACAGGCTTCCATCAGCCCAAATTCGGCCGATTCCAGCAATCGGCCCGCGTGATACGGCCAACGCAAACCCTGCGGACTGCGCGGTGCGACCTTGTCCCTTGGCGCCTCCCGAAGTGGGCGCAGTCGCCCAGATAAGCAAACCGCTCACCCGCGTGCGACCGAACACGCGCGGTACAATCTCGCCATAGGCGGACCGGCTTGCAAACCCATCTTCCGCACCGCGTCGCCGCCCGCGAAACAATGTGCGATCCACATTGGCTCCGAGGGCAGCTCCGATACCCGCACCCAGGGGCCCCCCAAGTGCCTGACCAACGGTGGAAAACAGCACAGACGCCATTATTTACCTCCCAACGGCAGCCGCCAGGCGGAATGCCAGACCTCTTCCGGATCAACCGGACGAAATACGACACACCGAAGGCCCGCATGCGCCTCGACCAGCCCGCCACTCACTTTCATCGCAAGATGGACCTGAAGCGTTGCCGCCGCCTGCAGAAGGATGTCCCCCGTCGCGGCAGCCGTGAGGCGGCGACATCCCAGCTGTTCAAGGAAGGCCGTCGCGGCAGGAATGGCCAGTCCACGCAGCGGAAAATGCGGAATGTCGAACCGCAGCCCTGCTCCCAATGCTGCAAGATGAATCAGGCCGAGACAGTCGCAACCTTCCGCGTCACGGCCCTGCGGCCTGAAGCGGGTCCCGATCATGTCCATCACAGACTGCTCCAGGAGATGCGCCAGAGGATGGTTCGCGTCAGCTCCGTGCATAACGCAGCAGCGCATCCGTGCCCGGAACATAAGGCTCGCCCCCGAACATACGGGCGTTGCCGAACCGCAGCTGGCAGGTCGAAGGCCGCTTGTCGCAGCCTGGCGTCAGTCGCACCTTCACCGTGTTTGCCCAGGCGTCAGGAAGTGCCGCCGCGAGCACCAGCTCATCCCCATCAAGGGCGATGATCTGCCGATCGATCCCGCAGTACCGACCCTCAATAATTCGAACCCATCCCATAACGAAGGAAGCAAGGTCGCTCAGCCCCTCCGAAGGCTTGAGCCTATCATCGGCTTTCCAGCTCGCGGGCCAGTCGATTCGCCTGCCGTCGAGGCTCACTCCGCAACCGCCATCCCCCAGCTCATGTCTGCAGGTCGGGCTCAACCGCAAGGGCAGCAAGGCAGCCGAAAGATCGACGTCGGTTAGCAGTTCCAAACGAAACGCGCCGCCAGTGCCCGTCGGTGGGCGTGACACATCGCCGATCCGACCACGCGAGATGCGCATATGCCCTGCCTCCGGCTCCGTCCAGTCGCAGACAATCACGTCCACCGAAGCTCCCCGCCACCGCCCACTCTCGAGATCAAAAGCCGTGATGGATGAAGCGTCCAGAACTCCCTCGATGGACATGCTGTCACCCTTCAGCCCCTCGGTCTGCGCCGCGGCAGAAGGCGTCATCCCGGGCCCACCCCTGTATGTGACACCGGCCAGACGCAGGTCGCGGTCATGGCTGGTGAAGCCGAGAACGACCCCGTCGGCTCTCGCAAGTCGCCAGCACAGGGCGAGATGGCCGACAGGCTTCTCCAGCATGGCATCCATAGCGCTCATTCCCGCACCTCGATCAGGGGCACAGAGGGCACCTCGCCCGACCGCACTCCGGAGAGCGACACCTCCAGCCGATCGACCCCGAACCGGACCGGAACATCGAACAGGAAGCCGGCTCGAATCTCCGAACCTGGGGATGGGGCATTCTGAAATGAGACTGTTCCGGAAGGCCCAAGGGCCCACTCGGCTGCCGGTTGCCCATCAACCGAAAGCGCGACACTCTCAGCCTCGGGCCGCGTGATGCGGCGAACCTCCTCCGCACCGGCAAAGCCGTACCGCTTCACAAGCTGGAAGCTCAGCGAAGTTCCGTCTCCGATCCCGATCAGCTGGTCAGTCGGCGACGGAACTTCGCCCGTCGAACTGCTGCTGTGGTCCAGTGGATCCCGCAGCCGGAACCCAAAACCGCGCCCGCGGCGCGCCCTGAAGAAGGCAAGCAGCAACATAAGGTCCGTTTCTGATCGTACGCCCAGACCTGCGTCGTAGGTCAGCCGTGCCTGTGCCCACTGAACGTTCCGCTGCTCATGACCAGACGCCAACTGTGCCACCTGGGTCGAAAACTCCGGGCCCCCGACGGCTTCAAAGCCGAGTTCCAGGGGAAACCTGACGTCATGAAAGGCCTGCATCCTGTCACCCTCTTCATCCTTAGCCCCATCGATCCGGATCCAGACGAATCCATCCCGTGCCACCTGTGGCCACGCCCAGACAAACGTCTCAGGAACGCCGCGCTCGATCGCCGCCGATGCAGCGGCTGACACAAGTGGCCACTCCAGCGGGGCACGCTGTGGCTCCAGAACAAAGCCAGCCAGGTACTGCTGCTTGGCCAGCGGGTATCCGAGCCCGATCTGGACGGCCTGCCGGGCGCGCGCCATGCCGGCTTCGTCCGCACTGGTGACGAAGCTGTAGTCTTCCAGCTGCAGCACATCCCACGCCGGGCTGGCCCAGCCGGTCGGCATATTCGCCCGACGCAGTTCCGGCGCGCTCGAATCCAGAACCTGCGGCGCGTAGAAAAGAAGATGCGAAACCGTTTCGGCTTCATGTCCTTCCTCTGCCGCGCTTATCAGCGCACCGGTCGCCTCAGCCAACCTCTCACCCAGCCAGTCCAGCCATGACAACTCGGCGACCGTGCGTGTGCCGCGCACGTCGCTCATGGCCGGCGGCTCGGTTCCTGTCTCGACCAGCCAGCGTCCAACAGTGGCCGCATCATAGAAGCAGGGCCGGCCAGCCGGCCCGACCCACCACCACGGCTCGCCCACCTGAAACAGCACACGCTCGGCCTCGCTGGCCGCGATCTGTCCAAATGCTGATGCAATCCCCTGAAGCCAGGCCATTGCGTCCGGATTGCAGGGCGACAACAGTGTCGACGGAGGCACCCATCCAGTCAGCGCGCGATTGCCTTCGAGATCCCGCTGCGCCCACCCAGAGGGCGCATTCGCATCGAACAGCTCGAACGACAGAGACAGGATCACTTCGAAACCCGCGCGCGCGGCAGCCCGCAACAGGCTTCGATGCCACGCCGCCGCTGAAGCGCACAGACCGGACGACACTTCGAACCGGCCCCCGCTGACAGCCGTCAGCGCATAGAAGTGGCTCATGCCGACATAGTGGTTCACCAGTGCCCGGTAACCAAGCGCCTCCCACTGCTCGACCAACCGGTCAGGGACGAGATTGTAGCTGTCATCATACCCCGAGCAGATTCGCAGGCCGTGTTCCGGCAGGAATGCATCCCCGACCGGAATCGTCGATCGAGGGCCGCTTACTGTCCAGTCTCTGAACTCGACGTAGGTCGAGACAGCCATCGGCAGTGGAGCCGCCGTTCCGTCGAAGCCGGCCGGCACAACCGAAACGAACAATCGGTCGACGTCACCAGTGAACACCGCCTCGCCGCCAGCGCCGAACCCGGCGCGCAGCTGGTCCATGTCCAGCACGATACGCGCCGCCTGCGGTGACCCGGTCGCATAGTTCCACAAACGCACATACCAGACCCCAGGCGCCCCATCCGCATCCCGCCCCTCAATCGTCAGGACAGCTCCATTGACCGCATCGATGGGCATGACATCTGGACCGGCAACATAGTCGAACGCGAGAGTGCAGCCTCGAAGATCGCGATCGGTGGCATAAGCAAGCAACGGGTGAGACGCCCGATCCTCGCAAGCCCAGATCAGTCCGACCAGATCGCCCTTCGTCAGAAAGTCGAGTTCAAGACGCAGCACATCCGTATCGGGCACGATGGCAGCTGCCATCATCGGCCTCGGGAAGTCGACCGTCCAAAGGCTTGGGCGAAATCGCTTCACCCACGCAGTCCGCACCTGGTCCGACCGTTGCGCAAGGTAGGAGGGCACGTCAGCCACCAGTGCGCTCCATTGCCCGGCGAATGCCCTGCGCGATCTGTCGACCCGACCGGGCCATGAAGGCAACTTCGCTTGACGGCGCAGCCATGTTGACGGTCACCCGCACCGGCCCACGCCCGGGAGAGGTCGTTTCGACCCGCCCGCTGGATGTGGGAACGAACAGTTCCGGGCCCCGCTCGCCGACCATATAGGCCCGGCCTGGCCCGACGGCGCCGCCCGTCGCCCGCCCTGGAAGCCCAAGCAAGCCGGTTGAAATCCCCCCCAGAAATCCGCCGCCACCACCCCCATCGAGCTTCAGCGCTGCCGCAGCAATCTCGCCCAGTGCCCTCGCCGCCACCCGGCCGAGATCCTCGAACTCGAGCTTTCCGCTTCGGGCTGCCTGGCGCAGCGCCGCCTCGATCCCTCGGCCTGCGGACTGCGCTGGCTCTGTCAGACCAACCAACAGTGCCGCCCGCATCTCGTCCACATCCCGCCGAAACGCCTCCGTGTCGGCCCTCACCGAGACGGCAAGGCCATCGATGTCATCGTCCATTGATGTTCACCTTCTTCTCGAGGTCTGCCAATTCGGAACGCCCGAGCGGCGTTGAAACGTTCGACCCGGACCGGCCGGCCAGCGCGTCCTCAAATTCGGCAACGGTCGACTCCCAGAAAGCCGCGGGCGACCAACCAAGCTGGCCGGTCGCAATGGCTGCAGCGGACCGGGCGAGGTCCGCGAACCGCTTCATCGGTGACCTCCGAAAACCGCGGCCAGCAGCTGCCGATACGGCGGGAGCAGAGCCTTAAGGCCGACATCGACCAGCTCCGCCTCGAACTGAGCCCGATCCGGCCATGGCACCGGGCGGCGCAAGGCGTGCCAGAAAAAGGGGCCGATATCCCCGAGCCGCACATCGCCGCATCCGGCCCGGTCCAGAAGAGCCAGCAGGCTCCCAACCTCCTCCTCGGCCGAAACCAGCGACGAGAAGGTCGGCCGAAGCACGCACGCACCCGACGGCAGTGACAGTCCGACCTCTCCGCGCGCCAGATTCGCGGCCGTCACAAAGCCTCCACCGGGCCGGAACTCTCTAGCGAGAGAGCAAAGCTTCGCTCCCCATTGAAGTCGCCCGAATAGTCGAGCCGGGTCACTTGGAAGGCTCCTCTCAGGCGCTCCCCACTCTCGAAGCTGACCTCGAACCGGTCCACCGCCCCGTTCATCACAAGCGACTTCAGCCGCAACTCAGCCGTCGATCCCGTAAACACGCCGGCACCGCTGATGGACACCGACCGGACGCCACCTGCTGGAAGGAGCTGGCGCCATCCGCCCGACCCTTTGTTGGTGACAACCACGGGCTCCGTTGCCAGTGTCATCTGGGTCGTTCGCAGCCCGGCCACCGTCTGGAACGCCTCCGGCGTGCCGCCATCCCCGATCTTCAGCAGGAACGCGGCGCCACTCTCGATCGACATGTCAGTTCTCCCTCACGGAAAGGACGCGAAACTCCAATTGGCCCAGGGTCCAACCGCGCGGCGTGCGCCGGACGCTGGCCTTGACGATACGCAGCCCGATCAGCCGCAGTCCGGACACCCGGGTCGGCATGCCCAGAACGACCCTTTCGATATCGGCAAGGATGGCCTTGGCAGCGGCCAGGCCTTCCCGATTGTCCCAAAGGCTCACGGCGAAGCGATGCTCCTCACCTGTCCCGCCCTGCCATCGGCGCGGCAACACAAGGTCGCTTCCAATCGAGACGTAGGGCGGCCGCGTGTCGACCGGTGGCCCATCATAAACCGGGAGCCCCATGGCCTGCAGCGCCGGATCTTCCGCCAGCGCGGCATTGAGCACGCGCTGAAGGTCAAGGCTGTTCCGCATCATCACCTCCGCGGCCATCGTCTTCCGCAAGTATCAGGATGCGGCCAGGACTTGCCGGATCGATCTCGATTCCCGTCGGCCGCAACGTCAGTCCGCGCCAGCGAAGGCGCATGTCCAGCGTCGGCTGAACCCCATCACGGACAACAACCTGCCACCTCCGAACCGATTGCAGCGTATCTCCCCGCACGATCGTCGGATCGCTCCGCCGAACAGGCTCGACCGATGCCCAACGCTCGAACAGAAGGGTCCACCCGGATACGCGATCGCCCGCAAGGCCACGAAGGTTGCTTCGACCTTCGAAGCGCACCCGCTCGGAAAGTCGGCCGGAAAACTCGCCCATCGGCGTCTCCCATCACATGCGGCGCGCACGCCAGGGGCTGATCATCCGCCGAACGGACGGGGGAATGCCCGGATCATCAGGGGCATCGCGATGGCTGAAGAAGTGAGAGGCAACCCGGATGACTGCCAGCCTGAGGGACTCCGGCACCCAGTTCCAATCGCTTGCCATCCCGGCGCGGTACCTCACCACCACATCCGTGCCGTCCGAGACACCCTGCAGGGTAAGCTGGCCGCATCCATGTGCATCCGTCCGCAGGCTCGCTTCCAACGCACCGAGCGTGCGTTGCGTCCCGTCGGCAAGCTCCAGTCTGGCAAGGACAAGCGTTCGTGCCGGCTCGGCGGTCAACACCAGCGACCCTGAACGCGCTATGCCACGTTCCTCCACTTCCCGCTCGAACAGCAAAAGGCCCAGCATCGCTTCGACGGTTTCTGTCGCCGCGCGGAGAAGGCCTGCCAGAAGTGCGTCTTCGCGGCTGTCCTCGATGCGCAGGAACAGCTTCAACTCGCCCAGCGCTGCCGCTGGCGGCGCCTTCTCGATTGTCAGCATCAGCGGTTCTCCACGCGGATTGTAAGGCTGCGCTCATCAGACGACGCATCCGACAGGGCAACGCGGTTTCCGACCACATACACATGGCCAGGCACGCCCCCTCCCAGCCGGACGGATGCAACCAGACCAGCCAAGTCCGAGCCGGCGACGACCACGCCGCCTGCTTCACTCGGCACGACTTCCCAATTGCTCGACACGATCTGCGTGCCGCCCTCTACCGCAGCGCCCCAATCGACGCTGTAGTCGAGCAGCGAGTCAGGATCCTTCAGGAACATCGCCCTCTCCTTCAGACCGGTGCACCGATCTCGACAGACCAGGACTCGAAATTGACAGTCCCGCCCATCGCGAGCGGCTGGTCGGGGCAAGTCGTCACATAGAGGAGACGCCCCCCCACCGTGTCGAGCAAGGCCACATGCGTCGCTGAGCCCGGTGCCAGTACATTCGCGCCCGGCTTCGCCGCAATCGTCACCTTTCGGCCCGAGCCATCACCCGGCTCTATGCTGAAATCGCCTGCAGAAAGGGGCGTTTCGGCCAGCCGGCCACTCCACGCAGACGCGTAAGTCGCCGGCTGTGCGCCCAGCGCAACCGCCCTGTCGGCGCCTGCAACAATTGCAAGCGCTCCATTGAGCACCTCGTCAGCCACCCACTTGCCCATTGTCATTCTCCCGCCTGCGATCTGTTCACGAAGATGATCATTCCGGCTCCACGACGGAATTGCGGTCTTCCGGATCGACCTGAAGCCGCCGGCCCGCACGTAGGCTGCCTCCCGCAGCAGCCGAGAGACCCGCTGCGTCCGCCGTCAGCAGGTGAAGGGAATCCTCTGCCAAGAGGACTGAATGCCACTGCACCCGGGCGTCCGCCGCGAGCTGGGGCAAAAACCCGGACGCAGACTGCAGACGACCGACCGCGACCTGATCAGCGTTCCGCCCCATCGCGCCAGCGTCGAAGGTGTTTGTCCGCGCCTGGTTGCGCGCGTTGCGGTCAATCGTGGCGACGCCCGCGCCCCTGTTCAGCAGGCGGCTCGGCGTGAACGCGTCCAGGTCTGCCGTCTGCGCGCGATAGTCGCCGCCCGCCGTCGCGCCCGCGCCATCCGGCCCGTTCTGGGT